CCTTTAGTTCGTTAGCCACGATTGCTTCATTGACAATATCTTCGATTGCCATGTCACATTCGGGGTGTAATGCTATTTCTCTATATCTTCGTATTAAGTCCTGCTCTGTTTTAGCAGTACCTTCCATGTCCAGGTACTGGCCAAAATAACCACCGGCTGCGATAGTTTGAGTACCGTCATCTGCCTGTGGTTGAGTAAAGCTTTGTTTTGGATCCGCCGTCTTCTTTTGACGAGTGATAGAAAATCCAAATAATTCAGCCATAATATTATTCCTTTGTTTATATCTACTATTTATATAGTTTTAAAGGGCGATTTTTAGGCCGCCCTTTAAGCGTATATTAAGTAGTAGTATTACTTTCAAAGTATTGATACGCAAAAGTGACACCAAATTCTGATATAGCGTCATTTGTTCCGTAATCCAACTCAACAGCGGCAATGTCAATCGGGTATACACCTCTTAAAGTGTACGACTTAATTGGAGTGCCGTTTCTATCTAACTGGTCAACAAAAGCGTCAACTTGATAATCCGCTGGATTTGTCAAGCCTTCACCGTCTGTTGCATTATTGATACCATTAGACCATCTTTCAAATGCGTTTCTTAATTTGAAATTTGTATCCATTAATACCTGAATTGTCCAGTCAGCGTATGTTCTATCGCCAGCAATCTTAATTTGTCTACCTCTAAAAGGTACCGTAAATGAACCTACTGTCATTGCCGGTAACTGTGTAGTTTTACATAAGAATGCTAGTTCTTCTATTTCTCCACCAACTTGCGAGTAACCAGGAAAAGGCATTGTTACCTTAAACTGATTGGCTCTTACACCACCGCCTGCAAGTTTAGCTTTGAAGTCATTAATGTTTGCCATTTTTTATTCTCCCCTTAACCTGCAACTTCATCAAAACTGACACCAGTTCTGGTTGCGATAAATTGTAAAGTAATGAAGTTAATGCTTCTAGCAGGTTTCACAAAGATTTCTGCTATGAATTCATTTCTATCAATTACTTCACCTGTGTTGTTAGTTTCATCACACACTACTAAAAAGTCTGTGATACCTCTTCGACCTTGTACTTCTCTTAGGAAAGGTTCTACAATGTTTCTAAAGTTAGCTCTTGTAAATTCATCATTGAATTCAAAAAGTTGGAATTTAGAAGCAGTAGCGATTGCCTTCTCTAAAGTGATGAACAGTCTTCTAACATTGATTCTATCAAATGCTGAAGGTGCTGATAGTCCAGTTTTATCTCCGAATAATACAGTACCTTGACCTGGGAATGTTGCCACAGGATTTATTCTAGCTCTGTATAATTCATCTCTTTGAGATTTGTCTGGATTAAAAGCAAGTTTTACTGCGCCTCTAACAATACCTCTGTTTAGACCTGCTGGTGAGAACCAACTGTCTGCGATAAGGTCTGTTCTTGCACTTAAACCTGCCATGTCACCGTTTAAAGGTACATATCTGTATAAGTCATTGTATCTGTCATACTGATATTTGTAACCACTATCAAACATAACATAAGATGATGAACGAATTCCGTTAAAGAATCCTACAATGTTCGTCTTTTGTGTATTTGCGTCTGATATACCAACAACATCACTTCTCTCTGGAGAGCAGAATACAACAGCGTCTTTTCTGTTTTCTGCAATTGTGATTAAGTTGTCGATATGAGTAGCGTCACCGTTACCAGCCATGATTAGACCTACATCAACAGTTTCAGCGTCTGCAAATTTTTGATAAGCAGTCAATTTCTGAGCTGTTGTTGCAGCTGAACCATCTGCACCACTAGCTAGTGATACATTACTTACAGTTGTTACATCCGTAAATGTAGTTCCTGAAGCAGCTGTACCCCAGTTTGAACCGCCAGCGTTATGGTCCATCCAGTAAATGTAATTTGATGAATTGTAAATTACATCTGGATAGTAGTTAACAGAACCTTGAGGTGTTTTTGCGTCTGAAGCTTTTGATACAGCAGCAAAGGTTTCTAAAACATCACCCTTAACTCCTGTGATTGCTCCGTCTTCGTCAATAACTGCGATATGCATTTCGTCATTAGACCCACCTAATGCTGTAGCAAAAGGTGATGTACCTGGTGCTTTATCAAATAAGTCGTAATGTCTCCATCTTCGTCTTACAGCTGCACCGTTAGTTGGTACTGCATGTAAACCTGAAGAGTCACTTGCTACGAAGTGTTGAGGTTCGTCTTTTCTTACTATTGTTAAGTCATTAGTTGCGATACTAATTACTCTGTACTCGTACTGGTCACCAAAGTTTACGATATCTCCTGCACTTATGCCGGTTGCTGAAGTAACTGTAACTACTGTGTCGCCTACAGCCATTGCGCTGTCTGCTACAGTTGTTTTACTAGCTTCTTCATAAGCAGTAGCACTTGGACATGTTGAAATAGATAAACTGTTTCCCCACGCTCCAGCTGTTCTAGCTGCCCATAATCCGACAGAGGCTGAGCCGTCTGCGTAATTGTCCTGGTAATCAGTAGTATTTTTTATTACAAATGTACTACCACTTTCGGTAGCATTTGATACAGATGAATTCTGTACACGAACCACTCTTAAAGAATTAGAGTATGCTAAGAAGTTAGCAGCTGTAAAAAATCCCTCAAATGTTGTTGAGTTAGGTTTTCCAAACTTGCTTACTAGTTCTTGCTCGCTAGATATACTAACTATCTCATCTAACGGTCCTTGTGTCGCTTGAAAAGCAACAGCACCGATAGAAGTCGAAACAGCCGGTATAATTCTTGTAAGGTCTTTTTCCTGTACGAGAACACCTGGTGATACTTGAAATGCCATTAGGTTTCTCCTTTAATTAGCTAATTATTTTAAAATATTCAAAACTCATAAGTTTTCTTATGCCCATATTCAAAATTCAACCTTACTGATATTTATAATATACCAAAACTAGAGACCTTTATGAACAACAGGATGCCATACTGTACCATACTCATCAACCTCAGACTTTTCGTGGTCTGGTGTACCATCATCTACGAAGCCAAATGGCGCCATGTCCTGTTCAATTAAAGATTGTTGTTCCTCGTACAACATTTGTCTTGCGTTAGTATCTGTCATCTCTTTAAAAAATGGTTGATTTGATAACCAACCAAAGATAACTAAACACATCATTAAATCGTCTGTATTACCATCATCAGCCTGCCATGATTGACCTTTTCTGATAAAGGTAGACATCTCTTCAATAATATTAAAATCATTTATTAAAATCTTGTCAGATTCGATAAGGGTTTTGATGTTAGCACAACCAATTTTTTTAATTTGTTTGGTCATTTTAACACCAAATCCCGAACCTCTCCCACTAAAGCCAGCTCCCAAAATCTGGCCAGCTCTCCCTCTCTGTGTAGTCATCAACAAATTATCATACTCTAATTCAAACTGTAGAGCTTCTGCAATCTGTTGACCTAAATCGTTTGTTTCAACCAATACATGTGCATGATTAAATGCCTTACACACCTTTTCAATTGTATGTGGAAATAGTAATGGTCTAATTTCATTGTTACGAAACTTTGCAACAATCTTAAATGGCATTTGTGTTACATCTAATATAACAAATGCTGAATAATCTTTTGATACACCTCTGGCGACATCAACTGTACATACATATGTGTTACCTTTTTTAGGGTCTTCATAGACATCTAATCCTGCATTTGACTGAATAGGGTCATTGTATGCCATGTTTTTAATTTTTGCTGGACTAATAAGTGTATTTACAGAGCCTAAGAATTCACATTCAAACTCTTGTTGAAATTGCTCAGGTGAGGTGTTTCTGATTGTGGCTTCTTTCCACTTTTCATCTCTGCCTGGCACCTCTGACCAATGTACTTCAATAGGTACATAATCATTTCTTTTATTCTCTGCGTCTGTCCATAATTTGTAAAACTGATTCATACCGTATGGTGTAGATACGATAATCATTTTTGTTTTAGTACCAGCAGATATGGTAGGATAAACAGCACTAAAAAACATCTCAGCAATATTAGCTGGTACGAAAGCAAACTCATCAAGGAAGATGATGTTATAAGAACCACCTCGAATAGCACTTGAAGATGTTGCAGCCGCCACAATGACTGACTTGTTTTCTAATTCAATGTTACCTTTGTTCCAGTTGATAACACCTTGTTGTAACCACTTTGGTAAATTTTCATATGCTAATTGTACTCTACCTAAAATATCTCTAGCAGTAGATGATTTGTTTGCTAGAATAGCAATATTAGAATTAGGATTGAAAAGAGCATAGTGAAGCAGATAAGACACAGTAGTTGTAGATTTACCACTTTGTCTAGGTAGTTTACAAATAGTGAAACGGTTGTCATGTATTGTCCTTACAATATGTCTTTGAAAATCATACATCTTGAAAGGTACTAAACCCTCATCAAGAGATACGATACGAATATAGTTCTCCATAAAATAGATAGGGTCTTTAGCACACTTTTGAAATTCTAAAATTTGTTCTTTAGTAAACTCAACAGGTGTGTTAACCTTTTTAAGATT